CGATGATAAAATCACCGAAACTAAGAACAACGAGTTCAGTAAAATCGCCTGAACTCACTAGCCGCCAGAACCCTAGAGATAAGGTTTTGGGCGTCCTAGACTGCGCTTTTGGCAGTAAAGGTGCTGCTAGTATGCAGGAAAAGATCAGTGATCCTTCAACAAGATCAGCTGAGCCCTGTGTATTGACAATATTGAGTAGATCTACTCAAGATTTGGTCCTTACAAAGGATCAACGTACTTTAGTTGAAAGTCTCATTTGGCCATTCGTTGCTAAACGCTCTTTGAGATCCAAAGAATGGTTCACAACAAAGGAACTAGACCGTATGATCAAGTCGCTAAAGATAACAGCAACAAGAATCATAAAGTACACTGATGATGAAAACAGAGAGCAGGTATTTGTAAAATATTGGCTTGATGTTTTCATGTGTCAGGTGTTCAATGACCACCAAAGACCACTACGGGACGAGTGGATCGTAGACAATTTGTTTTCAGGTTGGCTGCGGAAATTCGTCGCACGTGCTGTAGCTAAAAAAGATCTTAGCTTTATTTATTCTCTCCAGAAAGGAACAAAGAGAATGTGGCCAGTTCTGGGTCACAAGAAAGAATATCTGGCTCTTCAGAAACACGCACTAAGACTAGGGGAACCACATGGGCCTCTTCCGGATGATCTGGATTTGGAAATTGAAAAGACTTCCTTGGAAGTCTTCCAACGTACAAATACTCTCAAGTCGGAACCCATTAAGATGGTACCTAGCGGTTCTGCATGTATACAAGCTTCGCGCCACAAGGGCGGAGCGTTATCCATGTTTGAACCTTTTGAACCTGATGTTTCCATGAGAACAGAGACTGCTAAGAGAATCGGGAAACTTCGATCTCTTAACATGGACCTTAGCATCTGGAGACAGAGAACATTTGACAAAGCAAGATCGGAGTGTCAAACCTTTCGAGAAGGTATGCTGGATCTGGAGGTCGTGCCAGTACCAGAGCCTTCTAAGTTCAGAATCATAACGAAAGGTGATGGTTATCTTTATACTGCTCTTCAGCCTTTACAAGGACTCATGCTTTCTGATTGGAAGAGACATTCTGCTTCCACCATGAAAGAAGAGGACTTGACTGAAAAGGTGAGGAAAATTGATCAAAATTGTAGAACTTTGGAATACTTCTGTTCTGTTGATTATGAAGCTGCAACGGACCTCTTAAAGAAACAGGCTACCCTTGCTTGTTTTCGACCTCTAAAGGAAGCACCATGCTCAGATCTAGCATGGTTGGCTTTAATTGGATCAGGAACTGTTCGATACCCAAAAGTTGAAGGACTCCCTCAACTTCCAGAAATAGATCTTGTGGATGGACAACTCATGGGTCACCCCCTGAGTTTCCCTATGCTCTGTACTATCAATCTTGCTGTATTTAGGACGGCTATTAAGAGATGGATTAAACAATCTCCAAATAGTTTTGAACGAAGATGCCGCAGGGAACGAGGCAGAGCTATGTGGGACAATGTCATCGTAAATGGAGATGACATGTTGTTCAAATGTGAATGGTCGTTTTACGATATCTTTTGTAAAACGGCTAAGGACGCTGGATTGAAGTTGAGCCTAGGAAAGAACTACCTCTCACGTGATATGTGCATGATTAACTCTCAAACCTTTAAACGGGTCGGGAAGAGAATGGAACGGGTCGGCTACCTGAACATGAAGTTTATAAAAGGAACTTCATTAAAGGAAGGTGATTCGTCAGCTCTACCTACCCAGATCGGTAAAGATGTAAATAAAATGATAAAATATTGTCCTTGGACAAAATGTACCATTCCATCAATCTTTGGACGCTGGAAGGAGGACTGGTTAGGAAAATGTTACATTCCTAATTGGTACCTACCGGTTCATCTTGGTGGATTCGGGATAGATCTTAATCATGCCCCTAGCACATGGAAGCTTACTAGAGAACAAAGGAAAGTAGCAGTTGCAATGTACAGCAATCCTACTATGACCTTATATCGAACAATGGGTTTCAAGCTACCTTTAGCGGTTGTCGCTGGCTCAGTTCTTTCATGGAAACGAGTTCAGGATACGTGCCCTCTCCGAGAACATGACACAGATGGAGAAGATCCCTGGTTAGTCAGACTCGCCTTGGCGTATCGGTACGGGACACATGGCAGAAAGCCAAGTGAATCTGGATTGTACAAAAATACATTCGATTTACGGGGTGCTAAACCATGTAGTTTCGACAAACTAATTGAACTCTGGAGAACCAAATTGATCTCCGTGAAAGGACCTGAGTGCCCTCCACTTAACTTAATTAGGATTTAGAGTTATAAAAGACCTGGGTACGTCGTTAAACTGCATCCATTGGGTTCATGAACATAATTGCCCAAAACGGTGTGTCTTGACTTAATTGCCGAGCACTTAATAGTTCCGTGCTAAACAAAATGCCGAGAGACTACACGGCGCTTCCACATCAGGAACGATCTTTAAATAGAACGTGATCGTTGTGGTTGTTCATGGATGTATAGTCCAGCTTGGTCGCTGGATCCAATACAGACCGAATGAATAAAGGAAATAACTCTAAACAGGCCGCTAATCAAGCTAAGCCAAAGCAGAATCAACCTAGAAGAAGAAACAGAAACAGAAGAAGAGCTGAGAACGAGAGACTGAACAGTCCTATCGAAGCCGCAGCTGTTGCTTATGCGAACAAACAAAACTTTCCAAACCGGGCCATAAAGTCTCGGAGGATTAAGAATTCAGAACTTGTCGCGACAGTGTTAGGATCTGTATCCTATGACGCCTCGCAACGCTTTTATCTTAACCCTGGATTAGGTAACTCCTTTCCATGGTTATCCGTAATTGCTGCGCAATGGCAACAGTACAGATTCCATTCATTGAGATTCCGATACGTGACAAGATCGTCTACCAGTACGGTTGGGAGCATTATACTTTCACCGGACTATAATCCTAAGGAGACTCCTCCTACAACGGAGCAACAAGCATCGAATACACAAGACGCTGTAGAAGATGTTGTTTGGAAAGAACTGTGTTGTCATTTAGACCCTAGTGCTATGTTTCCATTTGGACCTAGAAAACAAATAAGAAGAACGCTCGTAGCTGGAGATATCTCCATCTATGATGCCGCCCGACTATTTGTGTGTACAACGGGACAAACTGATGCTAGTGCTATAGGAAAGTTGTGGGTCGACTACGATGTGGAACTTTTCGTTCCCCAGAATAGTCCAAACTCGGATTCTTCACCTTCCGTGACCTCGATGTTCACAATTGATGGGGCTCAAACCCTTACAACTGCAACACCGACAGTAGCCGACGTGAGTGAAAGCATCTACGACCCCTTGGGGATCGGTGAACCTGCGAGTGGTACATTTACACCACCTGCAGGGGTATACTGGATTTCCGGTTTTGCAACTTTCTCTGATAGCGCGCCAGAACTGTTCCAAGTGGACTGTGAACTTTTAAAGAACGGTTCACCTATAAGAACACAAGCAATTAACGCTTATGGAAACAATTTGACAACTGGTAATGAACTAATTTCACTTCCCTTTAGTGACATCGTAGCCTGTTCCGGCAGCGATACCATAGAACTAGAAGTGACAGCAACAGGAGCAGCGGGAACATTAACGGTAACTGCTCAGGGCATCTCCATGATCTGGAGAATGGCCTAAATCATATAGTACGTGTCCTACATGCACTACTGCCTCATATATACCCTAAATGAGCATTGGCCCAATAAACTGAAGAATGGTTTCAGACACTTACCTCTTTGGACATAGTCCTAGTCGTAAGTCTCTTTAATGTATATCCATTTATTGGTGGAGCCTTTGTATATATGGCGTAGCTAATCGCGGGCCTCCTCGGAGGATAACCAAATTCAGACATCTTTTGGGAACTTAACAATTTTAGAAAGCAAAGTCGAAGAATAGACGTTAAAACCCTTGTAAGGTTTTCCTATCTTCCCTAAGACAAATTGCTCAAATTGTC